TGAAAAGGATATTAAGAAACAATTTGGTCATAAACATTTAGATGAGATTTCTGACAGCGAGATACAAACACTACATGACAAGGTAACTCAACGTGCGCCTATAGCAGCTAACAAATGCCTGGAAGTATTAAAGGCAACTTATCGTCATGCCAAAATTAAAGACCATCCAGTAGACGGAATAGAAAAGAATCCAGAGGCTAAACGTAAACGCTATCTAACTGAAGAAGAGCTGAATGGTGTGGTTAAAATATTAAACTCTAAATCGCAGATACCAGAATTAGCTAACTCAGTTGCATTTATTTGGTTGTTGATATTAACAGGTGCAAGGTGTGGCGAGGTAGCTGGTGCTAGGTGGTCAGATCTTCAGGATAATAAACTCACATTAAAAAACCATAAGACAATGAGATATGGTGATGACAGAGTTATCTATTTATCTAAACAAGCCATGAACATTATCAATGCTTTGCCAAGAACAAGTGGCACGATAGTTGGGATCGGTAGTCCGAGAAAGTTTTGGGATGGAATTAGAAAACAAATCAACGCACCAGATTTAAGGTTGCATGATCTTCGACATAGCTACGCATCTTTTGGTATTGGTTTAGATATGAACCTAAGTATGGTCGGTAATTTGTTGGGCCATAGAGATATTGCAGCGACTCAACGCTATGCACATATCCATGAAAAGGTGTCAGTTGAGAACGCACAGAAGATTGGCGACCATATTCAGAAGATTATTATGAATGGCTGATTTTTACTGGTTTTAGACAAAAATGGATTCACACGAATCTCTTAGTGGCGTTTTGTTGGCTTGGTCTAAGGTTTAGTATTAACCAAACAAAGGCGTTCTTAGAAACGATCTAAAGGCTTATTAGTACAATAATGCTACAAACTAAGCCAACCAGGGCAAATCTCATTATTTCTTCGTGGTTCATGTTATTTTTTACAGCTCTTTGTAATGCTCAATCAATTTGTTGAGATACCAAGCAGCTTTCTCTAAGTCCTGGATGTTTTCTTCTTTGTCTTTGTAACGATAAAAGTATTTCCAAATGTTTCCCTCTAAATAAGATGGAAAATTATTTGAACCGACACGATCTTTTATTAAATCAATACACTCTATCGCACCTTGATAGTGTGCTGGTTTGTTTACCATATCTTTTTCCCCTTTCATTGCTTGATTCCATTCTTCAGGTGTTGCGTTATCTATAGACATTTTTTGCTCCGTGTAAATTTAAAATTTTTTTTTAAAAATTAATTTTTTTTATTGCAAATTAAAAAAATATTTTTATAAGATTTTTTTTTTAAAATTTGCTTTCTTAAAAAACTATGTAGTAGAATAACATAATCGTGAACAATGAGGTAAATAAATGAACAATAAAGTTTGGCTTACACAAGAGGAGCTTGCAGAAAGATGGAGAAAATCTCCAAGAACACTAGCTAACTATCGGGCGCAAGGTAAAGGCCCAGCCTATTCCAAAATGGGTGGTAAAGTTCTTTATGATCTTCAGGTTATAGAAGAAACAGAAAACAAATCAACAATCGAACCAGTCGCAAGTTAATTCGTTACTGTGGGGTTGAAAGACCGAAAATTATCAATGATAGAGGAGAACTATATTGGCTCATGCAACACTAGCACCGAGTAGCATATCAAGGGTTATAAGATGTCCTGGTTCAGCGATACCCAACGCACAAGCTCCCTCATCATCAAGTTTTCCTGCTGCGAGAGGAACAGCAATACATGAGATGTGTGAACAATTATTAAAAGACAGATTAGACGGAGTTACCTTATCAGATTATTGGTTGGGTAAGACAGTTGAGTTAGAGGGTTTCGCCATAGAGATAGGCTTAGAAGAAATAATAATAGCTGAAACTTACGTCAACTACATTAGACAAAGAACCGAAGAACTTAATGGCAAACTTTTGATAGAAGAGAAAGTTTATCTTAATGAAATCAGCGATGACTGTTGGGGAACAGCAGACGCAGTCATTTTAGGAGAAGGCAATCGTATGGTGGTTGCAGATTTAAAGTCTGGTAATTTTCCAGTCGATGTAAATTTTAACGAACAATTAATGACATATAGTTTGGGCGCACTAGCTCGGTGGGGAGATGAAAATACTGTGGTTGAAATGACGATCATCCAACCAAGTAAAAAATCTTTTCACAGAGATGGCCCTATTAGAAGTTTTGATATTCAAGCTGTCGATCTAGTAGATTGGGGTTTCAATATTTTAAAACCAGCGTGTGAGGAAGCTATGGACAAAGATCCATCCTACAACGCTGGAGATTGGTGTCGGTTTTGTGCTTACAAACCCGATTGTTTAACATTTCAAAAACATCAGGAAGGTGAAAAATTAAAAAAGTGTTAGTCGCTTGTGAATATAGCGGAACAGTTAGAGATGAGTTTTTAAAGTTAGGATTTGATGCTTACTCTTGCGATATTCTACCTTGCGAAAGTGTATATTGTTCCGACCAATCCCGACATTATCAACGTGATGTTATAGAAATATTAAATCAAAATTGGGATTTAATGATTGCTCATCCTCCTTGCACTCACTTATCAGTAAGTGGAGCAAGGTGGTTTACTGAGGGTAAAAAGCCAATGCACTTACGAGATGAAGCAATAGCTTTTGTCCAAAAACTTATGGATGCTGATATAAAACATATCGCAATAGAAAATCCCGTAAGTGTCATTTCATCTTATATAAGAAAGTCAGACCAAATGATTAACCCATATCAATTTGGACATAAAGAATACAAAAGAACCTGCTTATGGTTAAAAGATTTACCCAAGCTAATTGAAACTCATAATGTGAAAGCAGAAACAGATCAATTACACCCCAAAGAAAAAAATAGAATTTGGTGGTTAGGAAGTGGCAAAGGTAAAGAAAGGAGTCTGTTTTATCAAGGAATTGCTAAAGCTATGGCTAAACAATGGGGTGATTATATTACCCAAAACAATGGAGAAGAAAAATGAAAGAAGAAGAGAAAGCGTTATTGTCATTTAATGACAATGACGGAAACCCCAGGGAAATCTATAACAAAGATTTAACTGATAATATTCGACCTTTGGTCATAGAAATCCAACAGGATTTAAAAGCCGAACAAGAATTAGAACCACAACATGATGAAGCAATTAGAATTGTTCATCACATGGCTTCTATTCAAAAGAATATACGAAATGCACTAGAGAAACTTGAGGCTAAATTACCGCCTTATAAAAAGCCAGTAAAAATTCATGGCGTTGATGAGGTGAAAAAATGAGCTTAGAGTGGATTCAAAAGAAAGCAAAAGCGAAACCAAGCATTGTAATTATCTATGGGCCATCTGGTCTTGGTAAAACTACATTAGCCATTGGTAGCAAAAATCCTATCATGTTACAGACTGAAGAGGGTTTGGGAATATTAACTAAGAAAAGAGAAATAGCACACTCTGGTTTAATAAAAGATTACGACACTTTTATTGATAGGTTGAATAAGTTAATAAATACAGACGATTTGCCTTTTGATACTTTGGTTGTTGATAGTCTGGATTGGTTAGAACCATTAGTCCATGTTAAAACTTGCGAAGTTCACAAGCAACCAAGCATAGAGTCGTTCGGCTATGGTCGTGGTTTTTCAGAGGCAACTAAATACTGGCGAGAAATACTTGATCTGGTTAATAGGCTTAGAAATGAAAAGTCTATGCGAATTGTTTTGATTGCACACAATCAGATTAAAACATTCCATGATCCATCTACTGAAAGTTATGACCGCCACGAACTCAAACTTAATAAACACGCATCAGCCTTAGTTCTTGAAGCTAGTGATATGTGTTTGTTCCTTAATTACAAAAAAGGAACTGTTAAGGTTCAAGGTAACAAAGGTCTTACCAGCAAAACTGTTCAGTCAGGCAGAGTTTTAGTTACGACTGAATCACCTGCTGCGGTTGCTAAAAATAGATATGGTTTACCAGAGGAAATACCAGTTGTTGAAGAAGGCGATGATTTTATTGTCAGAGCTGAAAAGACTTGGGCCGAGATTGGTAAGTTAATCAATAAATCCTAATGGCATTACAAATTAGCCATGACGATGCTCTGTACTACATGAAGAGAGCAAAGGTTTTATTAGATCATGTTGAAGAACAAAATGGGGAAAACGATCACATCCTACCCATTGGCGGTAACAAGGAGTTGGTAGAGATTATCAAAGACTTGTTATTCTTGATTGATCGTACAGGCGACTTTGAAGAGTACGATCTCGGATAAGTTTTTTTTAGTGTTAATTTTTTTACGGAGGTAATTATGGTTGATTTAACACAATATAATGGCGGTGAGGCGTTTGATACTGCAAATGCAAATGGGAGTGGCGGAAGTTCTTTAGAACCAGGTCGCTACACTTTGCATTATGCTGGTTCAGATATGATAGAGGGAAAGAACAACTGGAAAGCGTTAAAGATGCTTTTTGAAGTTGACGGAACGACTATCAATGTCAGCAACACTTTTACTATGGGATCTGATAATCCTAAAGCAGTAGACATAGGGCAAAACTCTTTGATGCTGTTTATGAACGCAGTAGGATTAAACTCAATGAAAAATACTGACCAACTTGTAGGCAAGTCAGTATCAGCAGAGTTAGTTAGAGCTGAGTCTGGTTATTTAGAAATCAAAGAAGATTTCGGTAAAACTTGGCAAGAAGTAAGCAAAGCTAAGTCTGAGCCAAGGGTCGAAGAAAAAGCTGATGATACAGACCACAGCGAGAACATCCCCTTCTAGCCATGACCTTAAATATCGGAGGCCCAGTCTTTGTGGTTATTGCAGAGGCTTGGCTTCCCCGATGTTTGTCATGGTTGGTAATAAGATGTTTGGGGGGTGTTCACTAGATCACCTGGATAAAATTAAACGAGGAGAAAAGATGCAAGAGATAAAAAATTTTGCGCAAGTTTCTGAGGAAGGACTTGATTACGCTTTGGGGAAAAGCAAAGACATTTATTTAGATACAAAAAAAGAAACAGGATCATTTGAATTACACAAGTGGTCAAAAGAACAGAGGTTGGCGTTTGTCCATTCTCTTGTACGCTCTTATCTGAATCACCAGCACTCTGTGGCTGAAACAGGTTTGAGTGTCGATGACTGATCTAACACAGTTTTTTGGAGAAGAGGGCCTAGCGATAGATCCTAACTTTGCTTTTGCCAATAAGGGTAAAAGTATTCAAGACCTAATGAACGAGATGCAGGCGCATGGTTTGTTGGTTGATTATATAGACATGAGCGGTGATTTAGTTCGCTGTAAAGTTGGAGCAGTTGCAAACTGTCGACCTGATAAAGTAGGCGAGGCATCTGGGTATTATGTTTTCAATCAGATCGACCACGAAAAATTTGTTTGCGTCTTTGGTAATTGGCGTAGTTCTTTTGAGGGGAAGTTCCTTAGTTATTCAGCCAATGATTTAACACCTGTAGAAAAGCAAGACCTACAGCGTAAGTTGGAAGAGGCTAATGCCAGGAGACAAGAAGCTAAAGAAAAGCAACAAGAAGAAGTTGCTGTATACGCAAAAGAAAAGTTTGAGTCGGCTGAAGATGTTGTTCAACATAAGTATCTGGATGTAAAAAGTGTTAAAAGTTATGGTCTAAAACAAGTAAATGGCAACCTACTTGTCGGTGTGTATTCTATCACCAAAAATGATAACGGAACATTAGCAAAAGACATAAAAAGTCTACAATATATTTTTCCAAACGGAGATAAAAAGTTTGTTGGTGGTGGAGCTGTCAGAGGCAACGTGAACCTTATTGGTTGCGATGTGAATGATCTGTTTCACTTACCAAATCTTATCGTCTGTGAGGGTTATGCGACAGCAGGTTCGATCTATGAGAGTACAGGTGTTCCTTGCCTGGTGGTATTTAGTGCGAACTTTTGTTTACCAGCTCTCAGCAGATTAAGAGAAATAATTGGTAATAACTGTAAATTTATTTTAGCGTTAGACAATGATGAAAACCAAGTCGGCAACACTAAGGCCAATGAAGTTGCGACAGCAGTTTTAAATTGTGTAACCAGATTGCCAAGCATCATTGGTGATTACAATGATTTAGCAAGACAACAGGGGAATGAGCAAGTCAAACTCGAACTGTTAGACTCCAAGTTTAACATTCGACAATATGCCATTCGGAATCTAGTAAACTCTCCTCCTCAGACTGAGTGGCTAGTAGACTCGTTTGTTCCCCTCTCGAAACCTGGCATCATCGCTGCGGTCGGTGGCGTTGGTAAAAGTCTAAGTGTCATTCAGTTGGCATTAGGCATTGCAACAGGTGGTAGTTGGTGGGGAAAGAAAATACTGCAACAAGGTAACAGCGTAATCTTTGCAGCCGAAGATGATTTGAGTGAGATCCACAGGAGAATAGACTTACTCGATCCAAAGGGTGAGAGGTTTGATTCACCTTACGATGTTTATGTGTTTCCTATTCCTGAACAAAAAGAGCCAATGATCTTATTAAGAGAAGAAGGCATTACTCCTATTGGTCAAGAGTTGGT